GCAACTGTAGGTGCTAACTTTAATCCTACTACTATGAACGCTTTAAACAGTATAAGCTTTCCTGCTCTAGCAACTGTAGGTGCTAACTTTAATCCTACTTCTTTGCCAGCTTTAAGCAGTATGACCTTTCCTGCTCTAGCAACTGTAGGTACTAGCTTTAATCCTACTTCTTTGCCAGCTTTAAGCAGTATGACCTTTCCTGCTCTAGCAACTGTAGGTACTAGCTTTAATCCTATTTTTATGACAGCTTTAAACAGTATAAGCTTTCCTGCTCTAGCAACTGTAGGTAGTATCTTTAATCCTAATAATATGAACGCTTTAAGCAGTATGACCTTTCCTGCTCTAGCAACTGTAGGTAGTAGCTTTATTCCAGGTGGTATGCCAGCTTTAAACAGTATGAGCTTTCCTGCTCTAGCAACTGTAGGTACTGGCTTTAGTCCAGGTAGTATGAACGCTTTAAACAGTATGAGCTTTCCTGCTCTAGCAACTGTAGGTACTAGCTTTAATCCTACTAATATGAACGCTTTAAACAGTATGAGCTTTCCTGCTCTAGCAACTGTGGGTAGTGACTTTAGTCCTAGTTCTATGGCAGCTTTAAGCAGTATGAGTTTTTCTTCATTAACAAGAGTTGGAAGTGCGTTTACTCCTACAGATTTACGCAGTTTAACAGATATAGACTTCCCTGTTTTAAGATCTATAGGTACTAGTTTTACTCCTACAAGATTATCAAGCTTATCTGCAATGAGTTTCCCTTCACTAGATACTATCGGTACTACAGTTAGTGGTATAGGTCTCTCAGCTCTCAGAGCACTTAGTTTTCCTTCGATGTCTAGTTATGGTAGTAATATTCAATTCTTATCTTCTACTGCTCCTAATTTATCATCTCTAGTACTAGGCACTCCTGATACTCTTAAGGTGGTTAATGGTAACATTATACTAACGAATCTTAGATTAGATGTAACTAGTGTTAATAGCCTTATGTTACTCCTATCTACACTAGATGGTACTAATAATACAACAACATGGGGAACGGGTAGGGTGCTAACTATTAACGGGGGTACTAATGCAGCTCCTACAGGTGATGGTATTACAGCTAGAGATGCTCTTACTGCTAGAGGCGCAACAGTAACTACAAATTAATAATATGACATACAAACTGATACATTCCGAAACTAAAATTATAACATTAATTGAGAATACAGGCACTTCTGGTACTATATATACTATATATACAGGTACTTGGGATGAGTGTCGCGATGAGGCAATAAGGCTGCAGTTAACTAACATAAATGAGTTTTTTCCTATACCAGGTAATACAGAAAATATTAACACACCTTCTTATACCGTAGATGAGTGGCTTACATATCAAGGATTTACGGCAATTAAATTAATTGCCTTAATAGATATTGAAAGTAAGGTTAATCAAGCTAATAAACAATCACCTAAGCTAGAAGAAACACGAACATGGCTTGACGGCATAACACAGTCATACATTACCGAACCTGGTAAAACTACTAATTGGACCTCCTCACCATATACTTTTGATGAGGTAATGTTAGAGGCTATTACTCTAATATAAATAAAGATATGGCAGAAACCAAAATAACGCAGCTCACAATATCTCCTTCTATAGATGGAACCGAGTATCTTATAGTTGATAATACAGAGGTAACGAGACGTACTCAAATTAATAGTCTTTCTAGTATATATGTTGTTAATAGCAACTTTAACGCTCTTTTAAATACAGTTAATGTGATATCTGAAACAGTAGCTAGACTAGATTCACAAATAAGTGGTCTTTGCGCAGCACTGTAGTTGCGCCGAGTATTTGGGTGAATACTCGGTTTCTAACTAATAATAACTACCGTATATATCAGTATTGTTGACAGACATATCTAACACTCTCGTCTTAGAGTCTGTATCAATATCACCAGGGTAAGACTTACTCTCAGACGGCGTCTCGCCAGCAATATCGGATAAAAGCTTTCCTGAAGCTGAATTTTCGAATACTTGTTGATTTTGTAGCTCTTTTGGTGCACCTGGTTCGAAAGAATGCTCGTATCTCTTAGCTCTAAGCCTATATACATAGTGTCCAAGCAGCGGATTAATCGTAGCAATATCTTGATCTGTTCTCTCTGTAACTTCAAATATTTTAGCACCGCGACCATTAGGTCTATCACAACCTAGAGGTGATATCTGAATTAAATCGCCTGATTTTGGCTCAACAGACTGACCATTGTTAGTGTATCTATTTTCCGCTGCGTAATCTCCCCCTATAAGGTAGAATTCATCCGTGATAGCGTTTTCTGTAACGATTTGAACAAATAACTGTGTGAGAATATCGTCTTGAGATTCTGTCTGAACAGTTGTTATATAATCTTCGTATTTTATAAACTCATTGTTTGCGGTCTTAATATAAAAATCTCTACCCTTTATTAAATTTTCAAACGAGCGAATATGTACATACCCGGTTAGCTCATCATCAGAGGCAAAGCCAAATTTAGATAAATTAATAGCATTCTCGGTAAGCTCTACATACATCATTACTGTTATAGGACCGTAAAATACAGCGGTTGGTTGCTCGCCATATAGAGTATCAGCTGCTGAAAGGTTAAACGTATTAATATAATAATCTACAGGGATACCAAAATTATTAATTAAGTCACCAAAGCTTGTATCATATATGAGCTGCTCTGCTTGGAAGTTACCGGGGTTGAAAAACTGACCACAAGCAGGATTTGCAACAGCAGCAAATATACCCTCAGCATTACATTGAGATCTATTTGAACTACAGGCCATTGCTCTTCTTTCTATTTCTTAAAATCCCTCTTTGTATACCTTCTTCATCTTCATACATTTCTACTTCAACATCAGAATTTCCTAGTGCTTTAACACCAGGCTCAAACTGCGTACTATAAAGTGTTAAAATAGATAGTAATGGCTGACCCGCTATCTGAACATTGTTAGATTTTCCATTACATATACTATCAATAACTGGATGTTTGTGAGAGTATTCTTTCTTGAAAGGGTTTTTATGCTTTCTGTTATGTGGATCGTCTAGTAACTTACCGTTAATACCTGATCTTAGTTTAGCTATACCAAAGAACTGACTGTTTTGCTTGGAAGCATACTCAATCAGGTATTCTCTAAAAGTTATCATACTATTATTTATACAAAAAAGCCCGGTAGTCATTAAACTACCGGGCTTATTATAGTTAGGTTTTAATTATTGTTCGAATGCTGATTTACCTGTCTTAAGCGAACTAACTTTGTTGTTCTTACCCATATTAGGTTGCTTAGCATTTACAAGAGCGTGCCCGTAATCACCATCTAAACCTACTTTATCTGTATAAGCTGATGAAGCACCGCCTGATTGTGTTTTGAGATTGCCAACTTTGTTGTTCTTACCGTAGTTAATTTCCTTTGAAAGATTATTTGCACCGAGGTCTTCTTCGTCCTCGTCCCAGAAGCCTTCTTCTGCTTCTTCAGTATCGCCTTCTTCCATGTCGCTTTCTTCCATGTCGCCGTCTTCGTCACCAAAGCCACCTTCTTCTTCACCGCCAATAGCAGCTTGAAGAACATCGATAAGCTTTTGTGCAGTTTCACGATCAAGTGTGAAAGTAACATCTTCACCAGTTTCTTCCATGCCTTCACCTTCACTCTCGATACCAAGAGCGTCAAGCTCATTTGCATCATCCATTTCTGATCCCATATCAGAACCCATAGGATTACTAGCACCTGAAGGATTCATTACGTTTTCGTACAATTTATCAAAGATTGATTTCTTTCTCATAAAATTATTTATGCTAGCCTTGGCAATTTTTCTACTTTCTTTGATAGTTTCTTCATTTTCTTTACCTTTATAAGTACCGGCGTTCTTTGCTTTTGCAGCACCTGCGATTTTTGAAGCAGCTTTTTTACCGAAGCCTGCTTTTTTAGCTGATTTCTCTACCTTAGTAAACACACCCTCCTCGTCTTCTTCTAAGTTATCAGGCTGGGATAAATTTTTGATATTATAAAGATTGTCTTTAAGTTCTTTATCAGACATTTTTTGTCTATCTATCTTTGAAGGCATATAACCTGCTGTTTCAAGAGGTCCGCCCTTAATTAGAGGAGCTTCACCAATTTCACCTGGTTTTACGGTTCCTGTTTTACCTTCAGATACTAGCTTATGTTTCATGTTATCTAACATACTTCCATAAACTTGCCCAATACTCGAGAAGTCGTTTTGTTTTGACATATATATATTTATAGAATATGCCTAAAAAGTCCGATAAAACAGAGTTTTATTTAGGGAATCCTAATCTCCCAGCAGCTGGTGCAGTAATAGCTTACGAGCCATGGATGATAAAAGAGATACAAAAAGCTAAAGATAATATATTATATTTTGCAGAAAATTTCTTCTTTATTATCAACCTTGATAGAGGTAGAGAGAAAATAAAAATGCATCCTTGTCAAAAGCGAGCTATTCGTAAGATGAGAGATAATAGATTCTTTATTCTCTTAGCATCTAGACAGATCGGTAAGTCTACTATGATGACCATTTATATTTTATGGCAGGCTTGTTTCATGGATGATCAAAGAATCCTTCTAGTAGCTAACAAAGAAGCAACAGCTATTGAAATCTTCCAAAGAGTACGGCTAGCGTTCGAAGAGCTTCCAGTATGGTTAAAGCCTGGTGTTAAGGAGTATGGCAAGACTTCAATGACCTTAGATAATGGTAGTAGGATAGGTATTACCACTACAACTGGTACAGCTGCTCGTGGTCAATCCGTAAATTGCTTAGTAATTGATGAGATGGCCTTCATCGAACCACATTTAGTTGAAGAGTTTTGGAAATCTGTTTTTCCTATTATTACTTCATCTAAAAAATCAAAAGTGTTTGTTTGTTCTACTTCTAATGGTACAGATAACTTATTTTATAAGTTATACGATGGTGCTGAAAAGGGAGAAAATGGCTGGGCTTATGAGAAAATTAAGTGGGATGAGATACCAGGTAGAGATGAAAAATGGGCAGCTAATACCAGACAAGCTATTGGATCTATAGAAGCGTGGCTTCAAGAGTTTGAATGTCAGTTCTTATCTTCAGGTGAATCGTCTATTGATGAAGCTCTTTTCTTAGAGATGTCTCAGAAATGCGTCGAACCTAAAATACTATTAGATGAAGGAAATTATAGAATATGGGAAGAGCCTGATTCTTCTAGAGTGTATGTTGCAGGTGTTGATATTTCTGAAGGTGTTGGAGTAGATGCATCTGTTATGCAGATTTTAGATATAACAGATTTAAAGGATATAAGACAAGTAGCAACCTATCATAATAGACATATACCACCGCTGGAGTTCGCTAACAAAGTATACACTATTCTTAAAAACTGGGGTTCACCTCTAGCTTTAGTAGAGAGAAATAATTGCGGCGCTCAAGTGGTAGATAGGCTAGCATTTGATATGGGCTACGAGAAAGTAGTATCATATGGAGCAAAGGTTGCAAATAGGGCTAAGCCTCAAATGGGTATGATAGCACATACTAATACCAAATACAAGGGTGTTATGAATATGCGGTATTTTATAAATGAAATGAGATCTGTCACCATTAGAGATATAGGTACCTTAAAAGAACTTAAAGATTTTGTTAGATATCCTAATGGTACATGGAGAGCTAAAGGAGGCTATCATGACGATAGAGTAATGGCGTTAATGTATAGCTTGTTTATTCTTGAGAAAGAACTTACCGAGCGGTATTTTGATATTATTGAGCTAGATGATCATGGTAAGCCTTCTTCCATCGAACCTATGGATTTTGGTGTAGCTTTATTTGAAGATCCTACCTCAATATATAATGATTTTGAAGTTATGGGTATAAATAATGCATATATTGACCCGATTGTATTTGGAATGTCAAATGATAACGAGCAAGTATCAGAAATAGAATATCTTAAACAACAAGGGTGGTCAACTTTACGTTAAATGGCAATAAACGCATTACATCAATCAATTCTCAATAAATCTCGTACCGATAAGTTTTTAATGGTATTTGATGTACCGCCTATTCTCAAGACTTTTTCGAAAAAAATAGAAAGTGATCAAGTAAGTGAGGTTATAATACCTGATTCTGTTCAATTTTCAATTTTCGGTACAGTAGTTCCAGAAATAACCGTACCAGCAGTTGAAAATAGGTATTCTGGCAGCACTTTTTACATATCATCCAATTCCAAAAACTCTTACCCGCCTGTTAATGTTAAATTTACTATTGACAATCAATATAGCAATTATTGGGTGATATATCAATGGTTAAACTTGCTTCATGATGAAAAGAAAGGTGTATATAACGCAAAAAACATCGTTGTAGATGAGGATTTTAGTGACTATCAAACAGATATTACTATATACGGCTTGGATGAGTATAACAATAAAAGAATAAAGTTTACCTATAAGAAAGCTTTTCCTACATCAGTTGACGGTATAGATTACAACTATCAGGCGGATAACGAGCTAGTCAGTGGATTTGTTTTTGTATACTCGCAATTACATACAGAGATAATATCTTTTTAATTAAAAAAAATCTCACAAACCATAAATACTTATATGGCGACGAGAACAATAAATTCACCTGGTGTTGAAATTAGAGAGAAGGATCTCTCATTAACAGCACCATCAAATGTAGGTACAACAGTATTTATACCTGGTTTTGCAAATCAAGGTCCACTTGACCAGGTAATAAAAATTACAACTCGTGAAGAGTTAGACTTAATTTACGGTAAACCGACAAATTCTGCTGAACGTTATTTTTATTACACAGTAAATGAAGCTTTGAATTCACCTGCTAATATCTACACCACAAGGCTGCCGTATGGTGCTGGTGCTGGTGTAGGTTTTGGTTCTAAGTATTCAGCTCTTGCTTATCCTGTTAGATTTGTTACTGATACACTTGGCTGGGTACTAAGTTCGAACAACGCGTCATTAGCTGCTGCTACACTATCAGCTAGCAGCTTAGCATTTACATTTCCAAGCGGTCGGACAGTTTCCGTAGCATTTAGTAGTATCGGCGCTCCGCCATTACCAAGTCTAACTGCAAGTGATGTAATAGTCACGTATACCGGTGTAACAGCACCTACACAGACTATTTTAGCATCTCTTAGTACACAGCTATATACAGCGGTAGTAACTTCTGCACCTGCAACAAGTGCTGCTGATATTTTTAGCGTTACAACTATAACTGCTACCGATGCTAGATTCACACTTCAAGGCGGTACAAGCAGTGTTAAAACAATTCCGGTCTTTACAAGAAGTCCATTTACTTCAAATACAACCTTAAGAACTGTAACTACTAATCTTGATCCGTTTTCGTGGACATCAGATATAGCTCTATCTGGATATGCGGGAAATATGGGTGGATCTTATGTTCTCGGTGAACCAACACATCTTGAGATATCAGATACAGAGTATAACTCAATACTTGATGGTTCGGGACTTACGTGGAGTTCAACAGGCGCTTCTAGAAGTACTTTTACTTCACTATCAGCTCTAGGTCAAGCAGGGCTTGTTATACTTAACAAAGGTCAGACTACCATTGATGAGCAGTTCGAAGGATATTATGTTGGTATTCTTGATAATAGTAACATTAATCCAGGTACGCCTTATAATGGCATTAGAAGCATTAAGACAGTTAATAGCACAGTAAGTTCAATAGTTGGTAACAGTTATCTAACAATACCATCAAGTACATTAGAGTTTAACCTCTCATCTGACTACTTTACAGGACCGACTGATAGTGTATCTTTAGTACTTGAAAATCTCGCAGGATATGATACCGGTACGCGCGAGGATGATGATTTACTTAACATAGGTGTATTCAAGCTAAGAAAATCAGTTTTTGCAAATCAAGCAACTAAACTTGACTATTGGCTTGAAGACGGTATTACAGGGAGTATTGACTATTTCAGAACGCAGCTTAACCCACGTGGAGGTCCAAGCATACCATACTTTATAAGCGATCAAGACAGTAAATCTCGAAATGTTACAGTACTAGTTAACGATTTTGTATCGGGTAGACTTAACCCAGCCACCTCACAAAGTGGTAGAACAAATAAGAGAGTGCGTGCATTAGGATTAAACACTACTACTTCAGGTGAGGCAACAACTGGACTTAGCGATACTATAGTGCCTGTTCTTTCAAGCTCTATAGGTTATGCAGATAGCTTATTCGCTCTCGGTGCTTATACTAATACCGCTTATAATGTAAAAGCTCTTGGTAATCTTCCTCAAAAAATTCAGCGTGCCCTCGATGGTGTCAGAAATGATGATATATACGATATTGATCTTGTTGCTGAAGCTGGCTTAGGTACAGTAAATGTTGCAAAAGCGGCGTTTGCTGAATCAACGGGTGTAGATGCTTCAGGTGTTAATTATGATGAATTTAGCAATACACCAACATTGCGCTCTTATATAGATTCGCTCAGAACTTCTGGTGACCTTAGTATAACGGGTGAGAGAGTTAGAGCTCTATACACAGATGTATTTAATGTTTTTGAAAGTTTCTGTTCTCCGCCATACGATGGTGGTGGTAGAGGTGACTGTATGTTTATTGCCGATCCACTTCGTCACATATTTATCTCGGGTGAGAATGCCAAAACTCTAGATGATAGAGTAAATAAAAACTTCCAAAGAGATATATATTGGGCGATACGACATCAGTTTGAGTTAACTAACTCATCGTATGCAACTTCATATGCTAACTGGTGTAAGATTTTTGATAATTACACTGGTAGGCATGTTTGGGTTCCTTTCTCAGGGTTCGCTGCTTCAGCAATAGCTAATAGCCAAGCTGCAACTTATCCGTGGATAGCGCCAGCAGGCTTTACAAGAGGTCTTGTTACGACAAGCTCTGATCTAGCCGTTAATCCTAACCAAAAGCAAAGAGATGAGCTTTACAAATCTGGTTTTAACCCTGTAGCTTTCTTCCCTGCTCAAGGTCAAGTTATATACGGTCAAAAAACACTTCTTAAGAAGCCTAGTGCCTTTGATAGAATTAATGTCCGCCGTCTATTCTTAGCTCTTGAGAGACCAGTTAGAAAAGCAGCTCAATTTTATGTTTTTGAGCCTAATACAGTGTATACCAGAACTAGACTAGTAAATACACTAACTCCTATCTTCGAAAGAGCAAAAGCAACTGAAGGTCTGTACGATTATCTTATAGTCTGTGATGAGCGTAATAACACACCACAGGTCATTGATAATAATGAACTTATTGTAGACATTTATATTAAGCCTGTTAGAGCAGCAGAATTTATATTGGTTAATTTCTACGCTACACGAACTGATGCTAGCTTCCAAGAAATCGTAGGAGCATAACAGCGAGCTAATATAGTTACATAAAAACCATTACAACTTAATAAATAATATTATGGCAACAACAATTAACCAGTTTATGACGCAAGCGCTTAGCAAGCAGTTTGCGCGTGATTTCCTATTTCGCGTCACTAACATTTCAATATTAAATCAAAGCCTGGTAGGTGATACAGATCTAATTTATGCACGATCTGCAACACTACCAGGTAGAAATATTGAAAATAAAGTAGTGAATTATAGTGGTCAAGCTTTTAATATACCTGGTAAATCAACTTACCCAGGTTCAGAGAGCTATTCTATTGAATTCTATCACGATGAAAGTGCTTCTCTCCGTACTAAACTTGAAGGAATTTCACGTAGTATATTTAATAATGAAACAACTAGTGGTGATATCGGCATGCCGGGTAATGGTGATGTAATTACTCTTAGTGTTCTTGATAATCAGTTCAACGAAACACAAACGATAAAGCTTATTGGTGCCTCAATACGTGATATTGGAGCTATTACACATAATATTGCAGATGGTACTGGCGATGTTGTTACCTTCCCGGTAACCTTCTCGTATCATTATTATGAAAATTTTGCTTAAAGAAACAAATTAATAAGCTAAAAACTATAGCCTAAGTCTTAGGCTATAGTTTTTTTTATAAATAAATACTTATATGGCTTCAAAGATTGATACGTTTATTGCAAAATTCTCAAATGATAAAGGATTCTCTCTGCCATTACCTCAATTATGGTCTGTTCAGTTGCTTAACAGTGGTATAATAGGAGATATACAGGCAGGTCTTGCAAGTGCTGATGTTAACTGGGAGTATGGCGTTAAGGATATTAGCAGGTGGTTGGGTAGTGAAGGTGAAATATTAGTTGCTCAGGAAGTAACAATACCTACTGAAGCGTACGAAACTACTATTTTAGGTCAAGACAATCGTGGTGGATTCATGCCAGGTTATGGTGTTACAAGTCGAACAGACTTTCTGTCACGTACCGTTTCTATAAATTTTTTAGAAACGGGTGAAGATATAGAGACATCATTATTTAGACCCTGGGTAATAGCTATAGGGACTAAAGGGCTATTAGGGGGTAAGTTGAGATCAACAATTGTAGTGACTGAATACTTAAAAGACGGTTCTACGCGCAAAAAGTATACTTTTTATGATGCTTTCCCGGTTAATGTTGAAGGCTATAACCTTTCTTATGGTGATATAGACTTTATAATAAAGTCTGTAGCTTTCTCGTATAGTAGATATAATGTACAATAGTTAATTATTTTAAGCAATGCTTATTACAGCTCTACCGTACTCAAAAAAAAGATTTAAAATTAAAAAATTAACTTTTGAGCAAATTTTAGATATTTCACATCTTATACAAGATGGCAGTTGCATTGATATAGTTAATTACCTGGAGGATTTCTTTTGTTTGGGAGAATTATCTGTTATAGATAAGTTTTACGTGCTATTAAGGGCACGGGAGCTATTTATTGATCACACTATTACACTCGTTGCTAGTGATAATAGTACTGTCAAAATAAACATTGCATCGCTGCTTGACGAACTTAATAAAGTTACTGACTTTCAACAGGAGATCATTGTAGATAACATATGCTTGTTGCTGGATGCGCCTTCAGAGTTTATTATAAATGATGAGGTTGTAGTACATGACTTATACGATAGCATAATAAACTCTATTACTATTGATACTATTTCAATTAACTATAAAAAATTATCACCTCAAGAGAGAGTTTTAGTTCTTGAAGCTCTACCACCAGTAGTATATACAAAAATTAAAACCTATATAAAAAATACTAGTGCTGAGATGGTCTTATTTAAAGGTAAAAAAGAGCTTGGAATACATCCAATTATTGTTGATTTTTTTAGCGATACCCCAAGTAGCTTATTAAAAAGCCTGTATTGCGACTATAATGTGCACGCTTGTAGGGATATTGTAACATATCTATCTCCAAAAATTGGTAGCTCTATATTATTAAAATCTACAATACGTGACATTACTGCATACATACAGGAAATATCAACACAACGAAATAGTGGAACAGGTAGCAATATTGGATCTAATATATAAATACACGTATGTCTGAATCGAGTGTTGAAGCGTTTTTGAAAAAAATTAACGACGGTAGCAGTGAAACAATTAATGTGTTTTTACCATCTAAAGGTAAGGCCATTAAGGTAAAAGTACTTAATTTAAAGCAGCAAAAAGAAATTATCTCGAGTGCTGCAGATGGTGTAGTAGGTGCTATATCCTTTACGAGAATTTTAAACGAAATTCTAACACAATCTGTTGATGATACTGAGCTAAAACTATATGATAAAGTGCCTTTAGCTATTGCGTTAAGAACTAATGCTCTTGGTAGCAATTATATTGATGGGGACCGGAAGATAAATTTAAATACAATTATAGAAAGACTTAATACCTACAATCATAGTATTGATGATGAGCGTATGGTTACACATAATAAAATTGAGGTAAAATTAGGTATACCTACACTAGCGCAAGAAAGTGCCGCGGTGAAAAAGCTAGAAGAAGAAATAAAGCGTAATGGCAGTGATAACCACACAAAAAACCTAGGTAGTATATACTTATATGAAATAATAAAGTATATTAAGCAGGTCTCATTCGATGATATAGTCTTAGACTATATCAATTTAAAAACGCAAGAAAAGATAGATATAATAGAAAGTCTACCACTCTCTCTTAATAAGAAAATAATTGACTATATTGAAGAAGTAAGAGCAGCAGAGCGAGAGATTCTTACGGTTGATGATATCGTTGTAGAAATTGATATCGACTTCTTTGATGTTGAATAAATAATAATGTGCCTTACAACCAACAAACACCAGCTATCCAAGATTTACACAATCTTGCAAGCTTGTTTCTTGATCACGTCCGCGAGCATGTAGGGGGGTTAAATGAGCCTACGGGTGTACCGCAAGGTGATAGTCTTGTTTCGAAGAATATTGTACCGTCAGCCGAGTCTACTTTCAATAGAAGGCCTCGACTATCACCGATTCTCAACAATATTGAAAGAAATAGAACGTATGATACTGGTTTATGGTTAGCAAAAGCTTTCTACGATTTTAATTCAAAAAAGCAACCCGATATAAAGCCTGGTGCAATTATAACTTCAAGAAAAATTAAAGATGGTATAGTCAGTACAGCATTTAAAAAAACTGTAGGTGAAAAGCTGCAAGAAAAAAAGAAAGACCTAGTATCAAGTTTATTAGAAACAGTAACATCTAATATAGGCAGCACTATTGGCGATCTTGCTCGCCGTATATTTTCAGGTCGGCCCTTAACCACAAGAGGTCGCAAACCAAGTACACCTAGTCGCAAAGGTCGGAAGCCAGGTACACCAAAGAAGCCAAGTACACCTAGTCGCAGAGGTCGGAAGCCAGGTACACCAAAGAAGCCAAGTACACCTAGAAGTAGAACCCGTAAGCCAAGCATATTAAAGAAGCTAAGTACACCTAGAAGTAGAAGTCAAAAGCCAGGCACCCCAAAGAAGCCTACTTTAAGATCTCGCACACCGAGTCGCGCGACAAAAGCTCCAAGGCGTCCGACAAGGGGTGTAGGTAAAGGTATAGGTAGCGCAGGCAAGGCACTCGGTAAAGGAATGGCGATGCTTGGTCTAGCATTAGATACTGCAGAGTCTGCATATTTACTTTCTTCAAAAGAAGGTAGAGCAGAGCTATCGAAAGCAGCTGAAGGTTTAGATTTTAGAAAGAATTTCTTTGAAACATTAAATGAGGCGCTATTTAGCCCAATCAAAACAATTACATCTGTTGGGGTAGCTGTATCTGAAGCTATTGAGTCAACATCCAGAGCAGTTGAATCGGGAAAGAATCTAAAAGCTGCTGAAGCTAGATTTAAATCATATAAAGAAACTATTAAAAAATACGATTTAGACGGTTCAGGCAAATTGGATACAGAAGAAGAGCGCCTCTCTTTTCTTCGCAATGAAAAAAAAGCAGGAGCTATTAAAAAGGATGGTGTCTTAATACCTCTTGATTTTAGATCAAGAGAAAGCTCGATTATTTCAGAAGAAAAACTCAATCAAACAGGAGCGCCAAGTATAAAACAGACTCCGAGCTCTCAACCTCTTGGTCAGCAGGAAGTTAAACCACCAACACTCGCAAATCAAGCTAACGTATTAGCTAAACCATCTGTTAGTGAACAAAAAACAGCAGTTGAAAGAATAGCGCCTGTAGCAGCTGTAATTGCAGCACAACCTACTATTGTAAATAACATAGCTGTTAACCCAGCTGAAGTTAAAGTCCTACCACAAGTTGAAGGGCCGCAGTTAATATCTAAAGCTATGCAAGCTGATAAAGGTATGCAACTCAATTTAGATGATCAAAATAAAATAATAGCAGCTCAGAATAGTATTTTATCTGAGTTACTTACTACAGCAAAACGGCAACTTGACATATCACAAAAACAGCCAGGCGCAATTATTTCTAAATCACAAGATTCAGGCTCACAAACAAACCTAGCTGCTTTTAATAATGCTTTTAGTACTGATCGTCAAAGCAGTAGATCATTGTTGCATAGCTCGCCTTATACATTAAATCACACGTTATAGGTTAAATATATATTATGGAAGATATAGTCAGCGATTATACATGGACGACCATTGGTAAACAGGGTCGAGTTGATGCTCCTCGTATATACGCAAGTACATTTAAAAATACTCAAAACAGAATATTTGAAGCAGGTCAAGCTTATATTGCTGTTGGGGGCTCCTCAGGCAATGAGTATTATGATAAATTACATGATGGTGAACTAGCAGATGAGTGGGTATTCCCGTTTTTTACAGATGAGGTGCGTAGTTTTAGTAATAGCTGGGGCGATACATATGTAGGATCAACCAACGGATCACAGATCGCTGGTGAATCCTATATTGGTACAGGTAAACAACTTATTGAAACAGGGTTAACTACTTTTGGGCAAGCAGCAGGTGCTTTTGCAGGTAAGCCAGGTGCACTTTTTGAACCGCCAAAATACTATCAATATAATGTCGATGAAGGAGCGGTAGGTATAGAATTTACGTTAATTAATACCATTAATGAGGGAGATATAGAAAAAAACTATAGCTTGGTGAAGAAACTAATAACAGAGAATAGATTCGAAAGAGGTAGTAATCTTACCAGTACACCGCCGGTTTTATGGGAAGTTACCGTTCCAGGTTATAGATTCATAAAATGGGCTACGGCAGCGGTAAATATTAATTTAATTGGTCGTAGAGAGTATAGAAAGGGTAAAGTTATACCAGAGGGGTATCGTGTAGGTCTTACTTTTACTTCACTCTACACCGAGCCAAACAATTTTGCAAGTAAATATATATCAAGTCAATGAAAACGCTCGGTGAATATCAAAATAATATAGGTGATCTCGAACACCTTGGGCTTGGGAGGTACGAGCGCATCTTTAAGGTTTTTGATGTTGATGTAGATAATAAAACATTCTACTTATATAACATATTACGAAAAGTTGCGTTCCCGACTAATATAGATTCGCAGTTCCTTGATACTTATACTACTGCTTCAAGCCTACCACTTACGATAGTATCATATAATATATATACAGATATATCTCTCTGGTGGTTAATTTATTTAATTAACAAAAGTGTAATTGGTACAAATATATTTACAGTACCAGGCAATACAGAGTTAAAATACATTAAACCAGCTTTTCTTGAAACGATATTTACTGAAATAACCAAAAATACTATCTATAATGGCAGACACTTCTAATACTACATTATTAAATGGAGTTAGATTTAAATATAAATATAAGGTATCTAACGAAATTGGTGAGTTTGAGTTTAACGACTCGGCTGTCTTAAGTCTTTTAATTAATGATAATATATTTTCACCGTTTGCTAACGGTTATATAACTTTGACCAACCCGTATAATGGCATCGAGGGTAAATTTATCTTACGAGGTGATGGTACAGATAAAATTGAAATTATGCTTCAACCAGAAGCCGATGAAGGTAAAAAGCTTGAGTTTACCTTTACAATAGTCAGAGAGGAGAATCTTATTGACGATTCCACACAAGCTAAAAATCGCAAAACATACTTTTTTGAGCATCAAGACGAAGTATTGCTACGAGAGGTATTTCCGTATGGTCGTAGATATCGCGGTAAAGTAGGTGATATCATTAAAACTATTTTACAAGATGAATTTAAGTTTGATATTGACACAGGTAATTGGGAATCTGGTGACTTTATTATAGATTCTTTACCAACGCATATAATACCATCAATGTCGTATCGTTACTTAGATATAATATATTATCTTTTACATCATTATTACTATCTTGATGACGGTCTACCTGTTAAAGCGTTTTTAAGATGGTCACCCTCTACAAAAAAGTATAGCTTAACACCTCTTAGTCGCACATTTGCAAGTAATGATAAAAATGTATACGAAACGTTTCATTCTGGCGAATTAGTTACAGATCAAAAATCAAATCCAAACAATCCAACTGCAGGAGGAGAATTTAAAACATATATTAATAATATTGTAAGTATTAATGCTACTGTACCTGGTACATCTGTCACAAATGCTTATTTTATGAACAGTCTCATTACGTCATATGATCATATCCTAGGATCGTTTAACACTGCTAAGGTTCAAATAAAAGCGTTACGTGAAAAATGGACGGAAAAGTTCATTAGTGTGTTTAAGCTTGTCGGCGGCACTCCAAAACCATACGCTAACTTAACAGATATTAAAGTTGCGAGTGAGTTTAAACTATATAGGCTTCCGTTTTCATATAGAGATAGTGTAAATATCGCTACTGCTGATACAATTACTAATCTCACCCTGTTTAATCAGCAATTAAATTTTAACGTTATAGGTGATACAGGAAGATCGTCTGGAGTATTTACAGATATAGTTAAAGCAAAAGATGATTCTTCAAAAGGTGATCAAATACTTCTTGGCAGGTGGTATATAACTATTGTAAGGCATATGAAGCTATTAAATACATATAGAAATGAAATATTTTGCTCAAAACCATATGCAGGGCCTGATTTTAAAGTTGTAGAATCAAAGAGAACCGAATAATAAATATGAAAGGAGGTGATAAAAACACGAGCCCAAGAATGGGTACGAGTATAGAAAGATTACGCGCGTTACAACATACTGCGCATGGTATGAATAAGCTAATTAAAGCTAATAACTCATTCGGTGCTTTTAGTAGTGTTGATAAACTTTTAATGGAGTCATTTAAGAAGATTTTTCATTTAGGTAGTAAGCAGCTTTCTCGCTTTTTTGAGGATTTTAGCGGCAAATTAAAATACGGTAGCGCTATATCACCATATGATCAATTATATTACAAGACGCAGTTGCTCAATAGTCCGTTTAGAGGTAAGGTTATTGCAAAGGTTATAAACAAAGAGAGATACTGGCGCAATAAAACAGATATAATGGGTATAACAGGCGATATTAATAATAGAGCTTCGTCTGAAACGCCTATATATGATTACTGGACAGGTAGAAGTGATGTAAGTTCTGTAACCCGAACAAAGATGCCTGGCTTTATGCAGGCTAATATTAATATACTTCAAACTACAGCAACTGGATTGGTAACCCAAGGAGTATTTGGATCAATTTTTATTGATAATACATTACCTTTAATTGATAAATCGCCAATCAACAGATATAACACAGAAGCGAACGGTGGTCTGCAAGGTACAGCGCATGGCCATCGAATGGTTTGCGATTCACCTAGATATGCTGTTACAAGATCGCTTGAGGAGTATATTCTCGGTAGTGATAACGAAGAACCTTACGACGAGCGAGAGTATAATACAGGAGATAAAGATACAGAGGTTAAAGTAGGTACACCACCCAATTATTCAAATCAACAAACCTCAATTGAAGATGCAGATAGCTTTACTGGTTCAGCGGTAAGCGGTAGTTCAGCGAAAGCAGCATCTGGTGGTGGTAACTTGCGTAAATATCTTAATAGTGATGACGATGAGTCAGTGAATGGTGATAGCGACGTTAAGATTGCAACGAATGACTGGGAGGTATATAGATTTTTGAAATTTTACAATCCATTTAATGCACTCCAAAATCTTGGATATTCATGGAGATCTAAAGTTAAGAAAAAACACGAATTTCAAACTGTATCTTACGATGAGACGGGTAAAGAAATTATAACAGATAAGAGTGTTGATATAATTACAGATCTTTTAGGTAGGGTGTATGATGGCGACACTCAAAAAGCAGCTGCTATATCAGTCAATTATAAATCATTGGATAGTAATGAGATCGAAAGCTCAACATTTAAGCTATATACGGTAGATGGTCAACTAGGCCATAAAAAAGAAGATGCGTATCAAGGCGATGTGAATACTACTAACGGGAATATAGCTTAACACTACTAAACATCAACGACATTAATTTCTTCTTGTTTAGATTTACCGATAAGTTCTTGCATTATCTCCTTACGTGATAGCAGAAAGGTAGCGTTATCCTGAACGTTAATCTTTTCACGTGAATCAATATCCATCTGCTTAACCTCTTTAACAGTTTTGTTCTTTTCAATAGAGGTATAAACTTTGTTAAGAGCCTCAATAGATGAAGACGCAGCTTTTAACAATTCTGCTAATGCAGTTACATCTTTCGCTTCTGGAGCTGAAGATATATACGCCTGAACATCATCTACAATATCTAGAGTTTTAACAATAAGCTTTCCTGAGTTTTTAATAATAAACTCTTCAAGCTTTTCTTTATCTAGCTCCTCTGCAGGCTCTTTTTTTGTAAGAGCTGTAGTACCTTTAAGCTGTGTAATAATGTCATTTACAACGACATCTAAATCTTCCTCCATACGCTATATTTAGTCTTGATTTCTATATATCAAATAATATAATATTTTTATGAGTGAAGTTACATTAAAATTTAAGAAAACTAATGCTAATGCTAAGTTACCTACTAAAAACAATGAGTCTGATACCGGTTTTGATGTTTATTGTGTAGAAGATAAGATTATACCTGCAAGAGGTAGCGATGTTGTAGATGTTGGTCTAGAATTTGCATATATTACCCCTGGTTACTGGGTAAAGGTTGAAGGCCGTAGTGGTCTTGGGTTCAAGCACGGTATTTCACCACATCCGGGGATTATTGATAGTGGTTATCGTGGAAATGCAGGTATTAAACTGTATAATAACACTGATACTGACTACGAAGTTAAGTCTGGAGATAGAATCGCGCAGTTTGTAGTATATAAAAACTATGATGTAGCTGTAGAAGAAGGTGATACTGTCGAATCAGACAGAGGTGCTAGCGGCTTTGGTTCATCTGGTAAATAATATGTTAGATCTAAAAGCAATCTGGGTAGAGAAGTATCGCCCACAAACTCTCGACGATATTATCCTATCTGAAAGAAATAAAGACATTGTTAAGGGCTTTGTAGAGGAGATTCCTAACTTACTCTTTGTAGGAACACCCGGTACTGGTAAGACAACGCTAGCGAAAATCATTGTAAATGACATTCTCAAGTGTAACTTCCTGTACATTAATGCATCTGATGAGTCAGGTATTGATACTATCAGGCATAAAGTAACTAACTTCTCACAGACTAAGTCTTTTGATGGTAAAGTTAAGGTAGTTATTCTCGATGAGTGCGATGGTCTTACGAGTCAAGCACAAGCAGCTCTTCGTAATACGATGGAGTCGTTTGCTAAGTACACACGATTCATTCTTACAGCTAATTATAAGCATAAGATCATTCCCGCACTACAGTCGAGATGTCAGTTTCTTGATATCAAGCCCACACTAGAAGACGGGGTAAAGAGAATTTACAGTATCCTTAAACAAGAAGGTATTGAAATAGATGATGCACAGAAGAAGAAGTTTGTAGAGCTCGTAAAAGCTAACTTCCCTGATCTTCGCAAAGCTATTAACGAGATTCAAAAGAACTGCATTAACGGTTCACTTGCTATTACCTCAATCAACGTAGATAATGCACTGCTTAAAGCAATTTATACTGCCATTGAGCAAAAGGATGTCATTGCATTGAGAAAGCATCTCATCGAGAATGAAAATTCGTTCTATGGTGATTACGATACACTTATGCGTGATTATCTCAACTACCTATATAATCAACCTGTTCAAGATCTTAAAAAGAAAGAGATGATCGCAGTAATTGCTGATCATCTCTATAAAAGCGCGTTTGTTCTAGATAAAGAAATTAACTGCTTTGCTTGTTGGATTAATCTCGAAAGAGTGTCTTAAGCTTTTGCTAAGTCTTTGAGATATTCGTAGGTGTATGATGCAACAGCTGGTGAAGGTGTAGCCTGTACAGAAGGAAGCGTGGTATTGTCTTTAGCAAGTGATCTCTCTGTATCCATATAGGCGCCTGTACCTCTATCAGTCTTATTTGCAGTGTTTTGTATCTCTTCTAACTCCTCAGGCTTAATATTGACTTTAGACTTACGTATTGCAGCATCAGGAATAGGAGGTAAGTTAGGATAATTTATATCCGGCTGACCCATTTCAGGTGAAAGATTGATATAGTGAGTATATCTACCACCGCCATTATCTAAAGCTAAGGAAAGCTCTACATCATTTGAAGATGTTTGTGGGTTACCTGGGTATCTAGGTGAGCCTTTATCTCTAATACCTACTACTCTAACGTGTAATCCTGTTTCGATCATTTGATCGATCATATCCTTGACGTTATCACCTAGATTCTTATAACAATCGAGAGTTTTAAAGTTATCGTTAAATTTAAACACATCACCAACGAGAAACCCACCACGTTGAAATCTACTAAGGTACGCTTCTACCAGTGTTAGATATTTTTTAGCCATACTATTATTTATACCTAACATAAATAATTATATGGAATTTGACCTATTAGTCGAAGAAATTCTTCTAGAAAAATCTGCTAGATGTACAAAGACTACAAAGCAGCAGTCTTCTACTAGAAAGGGAAAAAAATACATGCGTTGTGTTAAGACAAAAACCGGGTATAAGAGAGTACACTATGGAGATTCTAACCTACGTATAAAAAAATCTAACCCTAAGCGTCGTAAGTCATTTAGAGCTAGACATAAGTGCTCTACAGCAAAGCCAGGTACAGCTCGTTATTTCTCATGTAAAAATTGGTAAATTATGCCCTATATAAGAAAAGGTAAATGTGTATATAAAAAAGATACTGATAAAAAGGTAGGCTGCTCTAAAAGTGTAGATAAGGCTAAAAGGTATATTAAGGCACTTCATGCAAATGTAGAAGATGAAGAGCAATTATCCGATAATTTTACTAAATTTTATAACAATATCATTAAACAAGTCGCAGATAAATGAACATAACATTAGATTCCATCAAACAGCCGATCAACACTATAGATAGTCTTGAAAGAAACTACTTATATAAAGACTTATCCTTAGATATAAAAAAGAGTGTATGGTATGATCGATCCATTAATAAAAAATCAACTCTAAATGATGTTCAAGCGCTATATGATATAGACGCTGTAACAACCAGTTTACGCA